GTTAGTCGCCTTCAGCAGTGCTTCGAAGTCGTCGAGATACCACTCCGCCGCCATTTTCGCCCAAGTCACGAGTGCGCGGGTGTGTTGCCTATCCTCGCTGTCGGACATCACCCCGCCAAGAAGGTGGCAGCGGTCGTCGCGGCCCTCCACGAGATTGAGGATGAACAGCGTGCGGTCGGGATGTCCACGAAGCCGCCCCAGCCACCGCCGCGACTCTGCTTCGAAAGTCCACTCAAGGCGACTAACCACGCGCTGCAGCGAACGCGCCTCCTGTTCGTCCGGCGCTTTAGCCGATTCATCCGCAGCCTCCCGCCTACCGCACTGGGTGCATTCGTAGGCGAGCACCATATTGCACGCGGCATATCCATCGCCGCATTCACACGGCCCGCCAAGGACCGCAGGCTGCTTTGGTTTCCGTTCGTTCGTCATATTGTCTCCCGCGTCGCTGAGCTTGGGTCGTTATCACGTTCTGCTTTCAGCCGCTCGAGCTCTGCGCGGAGTTCGTCGCGCTCGGTAATAAGCGCAAACCAATAAATTTTGTTGACGCGGCAGTAATCTCCGTCAGCGGAAGCAGACTCAAGTTCACAAATAATGGCACGCATTCTGTCTTCGGTGCTGTTTGCAATATCCGTTCTTTCTTCGAGAATAATCTTCAACATATCGCGCTCGCGTTCAAGTTTGCGGGCGAAGTCGGCGGAAACGCAATCGCCTTGTTGGCATGATTGTTTTTCTGCTGTTGTGCTCCCGCCCATTTCAAAGCGTTGAATGCACTCGTATGCGTTATTGTCCGTCTCCGGTGTATCGATCATAATCCTTTCCTTTCCAGTTCAATTTCAATCGCCTGCTGCGCCATGCGAAAGGCAAATGCCGTGTCGATTCCGAAGAATGCGGCAACCTCGCGCCACTTCAGCCCTTCGCGCTTTTTGGCGAGGACTGCAAACCATCGCTTCTCCGCTTTTTTGCGCTTCCGTTTGTAGTATGCTTCGTGACTTGTCATAGGGTGATTTGGCGAGCGTAACGTGTGTCGATTACTACCCAGTCCGCAAACTTGCTGCACAATGACGGCTTGTCATGGCTGCGCGTGTCGCCAACTGCTAGGGCTGTCCGGCACTTAGCGCGTAGCTCTTTTAGTTCCTTTCCGCGTTCTGAATCAATCGGGAATTGTTCACATCCGCACTCGCATTCCATCCGGCTTTTCCCGTCCCAATATACTTTATCAAGGCAGTAGAACCGCTTATTTTCGCAAATAACAAAGGTCCGAGTTTTTAGCGGATTGATAGCAGGCAATCCGTTTTCCTGCCGCTCGATGTTCTCAGCCTTTTTCGCCATGCGTGGAAGGGAATCTGAGTTGCATTGAAAATGCACCGCGATTTCTCGCCATTTAAGTCCTTGTCGCCGCATTGCTAAGACGGCAAACCATCGTTCAATCTCTTGTTCTCGTTTTGTTTTTTGTTCTGTTGTGCTGTTCATAAGTTCTCAAATCGTGCGTATTCTTTAACGTAACGCAGTTCCACGGTTTCCTGTGCAGGTCCGTTGCGTTGCTTGGCAATATCAATGTCGGCTTTTCCGGCAAGGTTCGTTCGCTCCGGGTCATCCGGATCGCAATCCATTTCTGGTCGAATGATAAAAGCAACATTGTCCGCATCCTGTTCGATGCTCCCCGATTCTCGCAGGTCACTCATGCGCGGGCGACGTTTTTCTTTCACCGACGCGCGATTTATTTGTGCCAGCGTCACAACCGGTATGCGTAGCTCTTTCGACATTAGCTTAAGGCCGCGTGAAACCTCAGCAACCTCTTGCTCCCGATTCCCTGCTTTCTTGCCGTCGCTCGTCATCAACTGAAGGTAATCCCCAATAAAGACAACCTGCTCGTGTCCGTTCTTTCGCAGTTCTCTTACCTTTGCGCGAGTCTTAGACCGAATCTTTTGGATGCTGCCTCCTGTCTCTCCGGTGTCAATAATGGTCACAAGCGAAGTCGCGAGTTGTTGCGCTGCCGCTGTCAGTGCTGGCCAATCTCGTTCCGTCATATGCCCGTCTCTGACTCGCTGCTGATTAAGTCGGGCGAGCGAATAGACAAGCCGTGCCATTAGCTGCTTCGGACTCATTTCCAATGATACAAAGATTACAGGAATCCCGAGGCGAAGAATAACGTGTTCTGTTATGGCAAGGGCAAAGGCTGTTTTCCCGACGCTAGGGCGAGCGGCAAACACGGTCATTTCCTCCGGATGTAGTCCGTTTGTCAGTTGGTCATAGCCGTGAAATCCGGTTTCGATTCCAGTTATGCGCCCTTTGTTTTCATACAAGGTTTTCACGTCCTGAATGACTTCCGTTACAAGCTGCTTATTGCTTTGCTCCGCACGTCCCGCCTTGCCTTCCGATAGCGTCAATACTTTTGACTCAAACTCTGACGCTAGCTCATCCGGCTGATGCTGCTCATCGTAAGCACGCGATGCAAACTCGGTGCCGAGTGCGATGATTTTCCTAAGTCTCAACTTCGCGCCTGCTACGTCGATGTAGTATTGCAAGTTGCTTGCGGTAGGCACAAATGTCCATAGCTCGCTAATGTATCCCGCGCCGCCTACGCCGTCCAGCTTGTTCCGGTCCCGCAAATATGTTGTCAGGCTGATAAACGTCAGTTGCGAGTTCGGAACGTCGAGAAGCTCGCGGATAGCTCGCCAGATTTCAGCATTTGCCGGGATGTGAAACCACTCGCTATCAACTCCGGCATCGTCACAAATCGCAATGCACTCGTAAGGAGCAAGAATGATGCTCGCAAGAATGCCTTTTTCGGCGTCTTGGTTCTGCGGGAGTAGTCGGTGAATGTCGGGTAGGTATGTCATTTGTCCCAGAAGCTGAACCCATTTTCGTCCTGTAGATAAGTGATTTGCTCGTCTCCCGTGATGTCCTCTGTAATTAGCTGAAGCCTCGCACCGCATTCGCACACGATGAACTTCATCCGCATACGATTTGTTTCGTGCTCAATTCCGCAACGTGGGCATTCCCTCGGTTCGATTAGGTTTTTCTTGTTCATGTTCAATTTTGTTTCTCCACTCGTCGGCCTCAATCCTAGCCTGCTTTTCGGTTCTGCCCAGAGACAAGGCTTCGTTGTATCGGTATTGCCACTCGCGCTCAATGTCGTTCACAGTGCCTCCATTTCAGCCGCCTTTAGCTCCTCTTCCGCGTCCTGTAACTTATGCGCTGCCTCCCCAATCTCCCATTTCACGCTAGCGGTCTGCCGGTCGTAGTTCTCGCGTGCGTCACGCAATGAGTCGTAATGCTCCTGCGCTTTTTCAACGGCGATTCTAGCGGATCGTAAGCGGTTCGGTTTGCTCTCTGGTATTTCGGTGAATAGTTCGTTCATTTTGGTTCTGTTTTTGTTGTGTTGTCGTTACTGTTTAACTGTCGCTGTTTCTGAAACTCCTCCTTCATGTAGCCTCTGGCCTTTGAGTATTCCGCGTAGGGATACGCCTTTGACTCCATCCATTCTCGCCAGCCTTCTGGATCTCCTGACTGAGCCTGCTTTGCTTTCGGCAGCTTGGCCTTCGCGTTGTCCACTTCCCCGAGAAAGTTGTTCAAGAAAGTAAGCAAGCTCGTCCGCTTGAACTGATACCCGCTCGCGTAGAGCTTTTCGACAAGCGCGAGGTCCGCAAGGTCTATCTGTCCGCAGTTTCGGAACGCTCTGATTTCCCGCTCGCTCCATTCTGTTGTGAGCTTTCGGCCAAACATCGTGGCAATCCTCTTCGCCGCTTCCGTTGTTGGGATTCGCGTTGATTTCTGCCGTTCTTTATGGCGGGCTTGATGCTCTCCGCAAAAGTGCCCCTTCAGCACCTTCGGCCACGTATGGTCATGCACTGGCGGGTAACGCTTGCAGAACGCATTAAAATCACTCTCAAAGTAGTGAATGCAGGTTTCGCAGGTGCGGGTCATACCGGAATCAATTCCTGTTCCCGATGGTTTTCGACTTCTGCCAAGTTGCGAACGGCTTGATTGTAGTATGCTGTTTTTAGTTCCGCCCCGATACCCTTTCGACCGTTCAACACCGCACCATAGACTTCGCTTCCGACACCCATGAACGGAGTGAATACCACTTCGCCGGGATTGCTCCAAAGGACCAGTGCGCGTTCGATAACGTCAAGTTGCAACGGGCAAAGATGCTTCTCGTCGTCCGCTTCACGCGCCGACTTTGCATTCAGCGTATTGGTTTGCCGAATGTCCATCCAGACGGGTGACGCATACGCACGCCAGATATTATGAGACCGTTTAATTCCGTCTGCGCGTGGCATCGCATCGCTTCCGGCGTAGCTTTCAAGTCCATCCGGATGCGTGATCGGAGTTTCGTTGGTTCCTGAGTTCCGGAAGCAAAGTAGATAGTCGGGCAATCCTGCGCGACTCATGATGCTGTCCTTTTGAAGTTGCTTGTGCATCAGCCCAAGTGCCTTTGTGCGAGTCGCTTCAATCAGCGGGTCTTTCCAAACCGTATGGCGGGAGTGATAGATAAATCCGTGCTTTTGAAACAGCCGAATAATATCGCCAGAGAAGTCTTTAATCCCGATGAATCCATCCCGCTCTTTCATGGCGGGAATGTCCATGCAATGCACCGCGACGTTACGCCCGGATTTAACGATGCGAGCCAGTTGCTCGACAACGAATCCGAAGTGGACGAAAAACTCATCATAGCTCTTACAGTTCCCGAGGTCCATCGGGCTGTCGGAATAGCAGTAAAGGTCCGCGAACGGTGGAGAAAATACGGAGAAGTGAACCGATTTATCCGGCAGTCCGCGCATCACTTCGATGCAGTCTCCGTTGTAAAGTGCGTAGTTTGGTTTGATGGTTTGGCTGATGATGTTGCTCATTTTGTGCTTCTGTTTTGTGTTTGTTGGTTGGTTGATATTTCTTCTGCCATCCGAATCAGGACGGCAGCAAGGTCGAGACATTCGCTTTCGACTCTGTGTAGGTCGTTTGATTTTACAGCTTCCCGCAGTTCGTCCCATTCCTCCAATGCTACCCCGAGTCCTTCGTGAGTCGATGCAAGCGGTCCGTATCGCGCATTTGCACGCGCAATCAGTTTCTCGATGTGTTCAAATGATTCATTTAAAGCCATGATGGTGGATTCAGTTTCGCCGTGTGCGGCTTGTGTTTCTCGATTGCGAGTTCGTGGTTCAATAGCTCAACCATTTTGGCAAACATGGAGTCCGCTTGTTCGGCCTTTCGCTTCATGTTGTTGAGAACGCCAGACTCTCCAGTGCTGGAAATCACGTCTATCTTTACCGGATTCTTTTGCCCGAAACGCCACGAACGGCGGATCGATTGATACCACTGCTCAAACGAATGAGACGGGAAAAACGTCTGATGGGCGCAATGCTGGAAGTTCAATCCCATTCCTGCAATGCTTGGCTTCGTGACGATAACGCGGACATCGCCACGGCAAAACGCTTCAAACGATTCCTCTTTGTATTCGTCTGAGTCCGATCCGCAAATCTCGATTGAGTCCGGAATCAGCTTTGAAATCAGATTCCCCTCGTCATTGAGGTGACACCAAGAGAGCGCGGGCTTTCCGGTTCCGGCAACTAATGAAGCTGCCATTTCGCATCGTTCGTTTAGTGTCCGCTTTCGCTCCTTCCTCTGTTCATCCAGCCCCACGGCAGGCATGTCGAAAAGGAAGTCTGGATTGGGCGTTGATGCGGAAACAATATGCTCAACCGTGACAAGTGGCGGAAGAATGTAATCCGTTCCGTCAAACCCAAGATCATCCGGCCTGCGAACGGCCCGCGCCCATGAGCAAATCCACTGCCAGAATGCGCCCTTCGCCGCGTGCTTTTTGAGTCTCCATTTTGATGTATCCCCGCCGTCGTGGTTGAAGAAGTGCGCCATCATTTCCACGCGGCGCAAATACCCCAACGCCTCGCTCGATGTGCCAAGCTCAATGTAATCGTTCGGGGCGGCAGTCGCCGTGCAAAGCAACCGATACGGAAGTTTCCGCATGAAGTCCGTCACCTGAGATTTGATTGCCCCGTCGAAGTTTTTCAGGATGGACGACTCATCGCAAACGACTCCGGCGAATTGCTGCCAGTCGAACTTGTGAAGCTGTTGATAGTTTGTCACCGTGATTTTCGCCGCAACGGTTCCATCCCTCGATTGCTTCGCTTCGATGCCAAACTTCTCCGCCTCGCGGACGGTCTGCGCCCCAACGCTCAATGGCGTCAGAACGAGGACCGGCTTGTTTGTTTTCTCGACGACGTTCTGCGCCCAAACAAGCTGCATTGGAGTTTTCCCAAGCCCGCAGTCTGCGAAGATTGCCGCTCGCCCTTTGTTGATAGACCATTCCAATAAAGCCCGTTGGAATGGGAAAAGGAAATCCGGCAAAAATGACGGGCTGAATCCAAACTCCCCTCCGAGTTGAGATTTTTGGTGTAAGAACTGCTCGTATGTTTCTGTATTCATGTTTTCTGTTTTAGAGTATCACCGTCCCTCGCCGTAGGTTCGGGAATCGTCGCAAGTCTCTTTCAAACCCTAGCAGATAAATCTACTTTGTTTGCATGCGCGACTGGCGTTGTGCCACGGTAAATTTGTTATTTCGTCCGCATTGAAAGGTGCGGTTCAGCCGGTTTGTAAACCGTATCCCCGTCCGCAAAGAGCGCGTATTGCTCCGTATCTTGGTCCTGCGGGAGTTCAATGCCTTTTACGATAGCGCAATAGGTTGAGTGCTCCGTGATTGCCTGCGCTACTTTGTTAGCCTGCTTTTCGTCGCCAGTCCTCCAAGGTGTTCCGGCTGAACTTGTGTGCATCGTCCACGTGAACGAACCCGGTGGACGAACGAAAATGAAGTAGTGAATTGGTGTTGGTTTCATAGTCATATTTTTTCAAACCAAAGTTCACGCGGCGCCGTTGCCCAAAGTCCGCGCTCGATTGATTGCAAAGCATCCCTCGCGATTGGCGCATCGTCGTATTGTTCCAGAGCATCTACGGCAATGCGAAGCATCGCCACAAGGCAAGGCGCATCCACCGTGCGAGTTTCCTCCATTTTGTCCAGCATCTCGCGAATTGTCGGCGGGTCGTGGAAGTGACGCTTCGTCCATCCTTTTTCAATATCCTCGATACTTTCGCCGGCGGGAAGATTGAAGTCAACTTGGTAGTCTGTTGGATGGCTCATATTGTTTTTCGGTTTCGGTTTCTGGTCGCTTGTATTTGTGCATCCGCTTTCGATTGCTGCCGCCATTGCGGAAGTGACGAATAGCTTTGCGCTTATGGCGTCGTATTGCGCCCTTGTCTTTTCGGACTCCAAGTCTCGTTTCATTTCAACGCCTCCTTTGCCGATTCAATCGCAACGTCGAGGTCGTAACGGTCGGATACGCTGATAATTAAATCCACGTTTCGCTCTGCGGTGTAAAGTAGCGCGGAGAATGCATCGCGGAGGCGTTGATTTTCTTCACGCAATTTGTCCCTATATTGGCATGATTTAGACCAAAACATCCGGCATTCGCGCCATTTCTGAATCAGCCATTCAACAGTCGGAACGATGTTTTTAAACTCGTCCATTGCGGGACATTCCTCGTTCACTATCGCAAGTGCTTTGTCGATTTGGTTTGCCAGTTTAACGGCTTGCTCCTGCGCGGCGTTGGATTCCGCGATGGACCCCATAGCCGCGAGCGCAACGCGGATCTCTGCTATTTCACGCTCCAATTTCTGCGCGAATGTCTTTTCTACCAATGGAACGGTTGCGCCACTTCCGTAAATAGTTGCCGCATCGGTGCGCGGAGTGTCAGATGGATTGCATGATTCTTTTAGCTCCTCGGATATGGCGTCTGTGCATCTGGAAATCATCGCTTCAAAGCATTCACGAGCTTCATCCTGATTATATCTTGGCAATCCACAATTAGAGCATTGCCCGTTGTCGTCAATCGTCACGGAATGTCCGCAATAATTACAGTTCATTTTGCCTCCTTTTGCTCATACCAAAGTTCTTTCGCCGCCGTAGCCCAAAGTCCGCGCTCGATGCTCTGGAGCGTTCCGGTTGCAAGGTCGCCGTTGTCATCTAGTCGCGTCTCCGGCCCTTGTCCGTTAGCATACCAGTTTAGCGTGTTCACGGCTATGCGAAGCATTGCCACAAGGCACGGCGCGTCACAAGTCCGAGTTTCTTCCATGTGGTCGAGCATCTCACGTATTGTCGGAGGGTCGTTAAAGTGTCGCTTTTCCATATTATTTGATTCGCTGAACCGGCTGTTGATGTTCTGTTGTGTCGATTAGTTCCGAGAATAGCTCTTCAAAATGGTCGAACGCCTGATTGCCTTTTAGGTCTGATAGCTTGGCGTGTAGTTCCTGCAACTTCGGGACTGATATCTTGCAGCATCTGGCAAGCTCAACAGTCTCGAAACAATCAAAATGCGCCGCGAGCGTTGCGCCGATGAGCGGAATCTTATCCGGTGAAATCTCGCGGGTTTTCTTCGCCTTGCCAAGTCCCCATCCTTCCGCCCATCCGTCTCCGTTTTTGCGAATGCCGTCTTTCAATTCTGCAATGCTCTTTTCTGCTATCTTTGCTATCATCTGGAGTTTGTCGAGCCAATCCGCACGTTCTTCCGGTGAAGCGGTTTCAATGTCGAATTGCGCCGTGCCGAGTGTGACTAGTGCCTTTTGACTTTCTGGGCATCGTGCCGTTCCCGCGGCCTTGCAAAACTTACATTGCTTCGGGCCGACGATGCGCTTTGCGTTAGGGTCGTTTGACGCAAGAACTCGTTCGCACATTTCGCGGTAAGCTCGCATCAAATCCTTTTCGGAATAGCGGACGAGTTTCACATCCTCGATGCGCCAAGCTACGTTCGGCTGATTGATATATGCCGTAACCGATTGCACGCCGTAATTGCAGTAAATCAAAGCGGCAAGGTCGCGAAGCTGCTCGTTCTCGTCCGCGTCGTCGTGGTCACCGTAAAGCGATTTGAGGTCTTCCAGAAGCGCGTGCTTGCCGTTCTCCGCGTCAACTATCCAAAACGCATCTGCCTGCCCGCTGTGCGTCTCCACGTAGTCCCACATGCGCTTTTCGCGATGGCATTCTGCCGGTGCTTTCACGTCGATTCCGCAAAGCCAGTTGCCGAGGATGATGCTTTCAATTTCTTTTGCTCGCCGCAGCGTTTTCGCGCTCTCACTATCCAAAACGCTTTCCGGCTTCTCGCCAGCAAATACCGCGTGAATCAGCGTCCCTTGGCTTGCCTCTGCGCTTTCTTTTTCTGCTAGTCCTCGCTGCGCCAAATGCCTGCCGGGGCAAAGCCGGTCCGCTGCTGCGTTGCTTGCGCTTGTGTGTCCGCGTCGTTCGTCTTTCTGTTCTGTGTTCATGTGTTTTCTGTTGAAAGTTGTGCAGTTCTCTCCTGCTGTCACGCCCTTTGCTTACGGTTGCGACCCGTTATGGCTGGATGACGTTCCCAATGTGTATTGCAGCCGAGCAAGTTGCCGGAACTTTCCAGCGTTCGCGCCTGCTCGTTTCGTGCCGTCTCACCCATGAAAGGTCATAGACTGTCCGGCATTATTCCCGCGATGGAACTGCAAAAGTGTTTTCACCAAGTCTCATCCTTGGTCGCAAGTTCCGGCTCCGGTTCTTTCGGTGATTCGGTTGCCTCAATCGCTGGCTGTTCTCCGAAGATTGAGCTTGCAATTTGCTTTTCAGTGAACTTCGGCGCGAATACCTGCGTCAGTGAGTATTCCTCTTTCGCCTCAGTATCAAGTGCCGCGCTTTGCTCTGGCGACAATGGCCAGCGTTTGCTCATTCTTCGAAGAACGGTCTTTTTACCCATCTCCGCGTAATCCGTTACCCAAGGTCCTGAACCGCTAGCCTTGCTGCGTTTGCGGATCGCGTCAACTTCTGCCTTTGTCATAACCTCAACATCCGTGTTGCCATCGCGAATGCAGGTAGCTGCGAATGCGACAAGCTCGCCTCGGTCGCCAAGGAAGTTCGGTTGCCACTTAAAGGTTACGTTTGCGCCGTCCATTCCGTATTCAAAAACATCGTTCTTGTGAACTGCTATTGCCCGAATGTTTTGCACGCCGTTCCGCTCTGCAATTTGAACAAGCCCCTTGTAATCAAAGATGACTTGAACCGTCGAGCCGTAAGGAATCAAATGCGCGTTCCGTCCGTCTGGAAGCAATCCAGCCTGCGCGCACAACATGAGAGCGTTTAAGAGGCTCGCTGGCGTGCAATCCGCTAGCTTCGGGACTCTGGCAATCGTTCCGACCATTACGCGGGTCATCTGTTCTGCGGTGAGATACTTTGGCAATACCTCCGCAATTTTACCGCGCATCTCGTCGCTTGTGATAAGCGAGCGGATATCCTGCTTCGGTGCTTTTTCTAGTTCGTTGCTCATTGTTTCTCTTTTCGGTCCCTGAGTGTAATGAAGATATGAGCCGATAAAGACCTGCCACACGATTCGGCTTCTTGTTTTAGTTCTGCTTTTAGTTTCAACGGAAGATGAACCGCAGTCATCTCTCGCTTTTCTTTTTTTGGTGTTGTCATGTTGTTAAATTGGTGAGCGCGGCAAGTTGGCACTTGCTCCGGGTTTGACGCGGGCCGATTGTATCGCCGTCATCTGACCGCACCTTACATTAGGGATGCTTGGCCGTTGCATTTTCGCGCTCAAATTGTTAAAGTTCTCCGAGTGCCTTAGCGATGCAGTAAATCGCATACCAGATTGCGGCGTTGAGAATTAAGATGCAAACGCATCCAATTCCGCGAGCCTGCCATTGCTCTTTCAATTCGCGCTCGTTTTCCTCATCGCGACGTTTCAATACGTCTAGATAGGCAAGTGCTTTCTTGTTCCGTTCGTGACGCTCGTTCGCGGAGCTATCGTGGATTGAGTCGTTCATGTGGTATGATATTAGAGTGCACCAAAATCGTCATAAAACGCCGTGCAATCGTCGTCTTCGGTGTCGCCGCGCTCTGGGAAATAAACTCCAACGCGGTCGCTTCCGATAAAACTGATGCGTCCTTTTTCTCCAACGTTCCAATTGCTATTCTCCGATGTCATCCGGACCCATGTTCCAACTTCAATTTTTGTTTTCATGTTTTGTGATTCTGTTTTGTTTTTCTGTTCGCCAGCGTCGTGCTGACGGTGGAGATAAAAGCACGCCCGCAAAAAAGACGCAATAACTTTTTTAAACTTTTTTCAAAGTGACGAAAAAAGAGTAAAAAAGTGGATTGACTTTCCGGATGGAAAATATCAGCGCGTCAAACCATGAACCGGATGCGAGAGCGTATTTTACTGACGTGCCGCAGCTTTTTAAATACGCCGCCGCCCTCTCTGCTTCCCATCATATCAGTATTACCCTCACACGTTTGAACGTCTCCGTTTTCGTCCGGCGAGGAAAGCGCGATGCCAATATGCGAGAACGTGAAAACAACAATGTCGCCCGCTTCAATGTCGTCGCCGTGCGGTTTCTTCGTTTGCGTGCTGTTGTCTTGCGCCAAGCTCCAATTTTCAAAACCCCATGCGCTAGCCGTAGTCGGTCGTTTGAATGTCGCAGTCTCGCGGACTCTCGCGGACTTCATCGCCTCGCGGACTACCCAACAGACAAAAGCAGCACACCACGGCCACGATTGCTTCGGGTCGAGATTCGTTGCGCCTTTGTATTCATTCACTCGCGGGCCGCAGTTTGTTCCGTCGATTTCCTCAACTCCAATTTCGTTTTTTGCGATGCGGCAGATTTCTTCGCGTAGTTTTGTCATGGCAGCGGTGTAGCTTTAATCTCCACGCTTGGCGAGACGGTGACAATGCAGGTTTTTGCGTGAATGGTTGCGCTTGTCACGCAACTGGAAAGCATTGCGGCGAATAAAACGAAGATGAGCTTCATACAAAAGCGAGTAAAGCCCGTGTCATCCTCTCGGTTTCTCCGGTCGCGTCAGAGTATCGCGTCTGCGCTAGTTGTGCGTTTGCTAATGCCTCGCGAATATGTCCGGAGTGGAACGGCTTTTTTAGAACTGAGTCCACCGCGTATTTCGCGTTGCCAATATCTGAGGAATGTCCGGTCATTAGAACGAATGCAGCATCGCCTGCGAGCCTTCGCAGCATTGGCATCATTTCAAAAGTCTTTTCAGCCGTGGAGTCCGGCAATTTCAAGTCGAGAAAAACAACGTCAAACTCGTGATCTTGCAACGCCTTGATTGCTGCCTTCATCGAATGCACGCATTTTTTCGCGTAGCCGATTAGAACCGTTGAGACTGACGCCGTTGTTTCCTCGTCATCGTCAATAATGAGTGCGGACTTCATTGCGATGCGACTCGTTCCGCTGTCCGGATTGCCTCAATTCTTTTGCTCGCGAGATCCGCCATCACGCGGGCGGCATCCTCGTTGTTGATGTTTTTATACACCAACGCAATGATTGCATCGGCCAAGCACCCTAGCATCTGCTGCGACGCCTGCTGTTCTTTCATGCGTTCATCATGGAAACGCTTATCTTGTTCCAATTTCAAGCTGCAATACCATTTCCCAAACGCAAGAGCAGCAACAAGGAAAACAAGGGGCCAGCCGCCTTTCTCCCATGCTTGGTAAAGCTGAGTCGGTTCCATTTGTTACCTTGAAACGGTTGCGCGAAGTTTTACCGCGTCAAGGATGAATGACTTTGCCGCTGCCGTCGCGTCGTTTCCGATGATTCCGCAAATGTAGCGCGTAATTCCGCCGACGCTGTTTGTGTTTGTGACAGTTACTTCGTTTCCGAACGCACCGCCGTTTGTGTTCATGCTCATCTTGTATTCGAGATTGGTGCCTGTGTTTCTGATTCTAAGCGTATGCCAGTTTGTATCCGCTGCAACTCCGAGGCTTGATGCTGTCTCTGCCCCTCCATCTTTTACTACGGCCATGAAGTTCGTATCGCCGCTGCTTGTATCGTAACGTAGATACTCTCCGCGGCCCGGTGATACAGCCGAGTAGTCATTCATCACTCCAATTCGGAAACGAGTTACCGTTGTCTGGTTTAGTTTGAACGTAATTCGCACCTCGAACTGAATCGGCGTAGAAGCGTCAACAAAAACAAAAGGCGAAAGCGCGCTGCCGCCAACATACAACGAAGAGGCATTCCCCGATGCCGCCGCGCATGCGGTTTGATACTGCCCCGGATTGTTTAGCGTTCCGGCGATGTAAGCGTAGGAGCCGCTTCCGCTGATTGTCCCCTGACGCCATCCAAGCATTCCGATTTGTCCGTCAGCATTAGTGCCGCCGATGAAATCCTCTTCAAGGACAACGATATTTTGAGCAACAAAAAGGTCCGTCACGGACGCGATAAGGTTCGCTGATGTTGGCGTTGCGAGAAGCGTGCTGACGCCAGTGCCAAGTCCTGAAACTCCCGTCGCGATTGGTAATCCCGTGCAGTTTGTCAGCGTGCCGCTTGTCGGTGTTCCTATTGCGCCAAGTGTTTTTGTGACGTTGGTAAGGTTAATCGTTCCGCCGCTAGGCGTCCCGTCAAGCGTTCCCTGAATCAGTCCGTTTTTAATTGGAAATTGAGCCATATTAAAGCGTTACTTTGTAGTCGAGGCGGTAATCAGTTGTCGCGTCTCCATTAAGGTATACCGTGAATCCGGTTGTCGCCTTGTCGTCGATTGTCTGTGGCGACAATTTCAGTCCCGGCGAGCCTGCTCCGGTATAGATGACTTCCAAACTGATAATGTCATACGTCGAAGCCGAAAGCGCGGTGGAAAACGTAACCGTTGCCGAGTCCGTTGTTGAAAGCGTTACGCTCCCTTCGCGGTAATTGCTGCTCGCTGTTCCAGACGGGAATGTCTGCCCGTCACGGTAAAGGCTATTGACTATTTCGAGCGTGAACAGCGGCGAGATTTGCGGTGCCGTTCCATCGAGGTAAACAAGCTGCCCGTTGTATCCTACGCTCGCAATGTCTGTGTCTGTTTCCGGAACGCTTCCCGCCGTCACCAATATTACGGTAAAGCCTGTCCCGTGAGGTGCGTGATTCCCTTTCAAGCCCCATTCCGAAAAGGTCACGGTCACGGTATCGGTTGCTACGGAATAACTAGAATTAAATGCAGTATCTATCGCGTCCCCTAGCGCAGTTGCTACCGTGCTGGCTGTCGCATTGTTCGCAACATTGATCTTGTGAAGCGTTCCTCCGCCTGACGATGGCGGCGTCACCGTGGTTCCAGTAGTCTCAAACCAGAATCGCGTGAAGTCCGTAGCGGTATAGTAAATGTCTATATACTGCCCGTCCAAACGCATGAGCGTATTGGCTAAACACTGGATTGTAATCTGTTCCTGTGCGAATCCTACGTTTGCGGCAAGTGCCTTCAAAAACACCGGGGCCGCGAAGTCAATGCTGCCTTCGTAATAATAGTCCCCGAGGTCATCTACCGTCGTGCGAGTGAATACGGGGGATGCAACAACGGGCGCAACGTCAAAGCGATTGTTTCCAGTAGACGGTTTAACAATAAGCTCAATGGACGGATCAGCGCCTAAGTCGAGATACCGCCGCGTATCTCCGCTTGCGCCACGATAGAAGCCAATCCGGAACGTCTGTTGAGACGGCACGGGAACCGTCAACTTGTCCTGCAAAGCCGTGTCGAGTCCGGACAAGTCCAGAATGTTATTGTCAATATCCCATGTGATTAGATTCGGCATCCTTCTAGAGTGTTTTCGTCAAATTGGTTCCCCTGTGATAACGCTGCGGAGTTGTGCGCCGGTTGCGGCGTCGTAAATCGGGTGAGTTCCGTCGGCGAGCGCGTATGGCCACCATGTCTTCGGCGTGAGGTAGATTTCGATGTCACCGATTGCCGTTCCGCCTGTTCCCCAACGGATCGGAATCACTTCGCCATCGATGGACATGGTCAAATCTCCATACGTTCCCGCCGCCGTGCTGTCGTAGGTCTGCCCGTCCATAAATCCGGGCGGTGATCCGGATTTCGTCCAAGCGACATTGATGAAGAAACCTATCTGCGGAATCATTTCCGCGTCGTCAATCGGCGGCTGCGTCGCCGTCATCTTATACTGCGGCGGATAGACTCCGTATGCACCGAACAGGTAAAGCGTCGGCGTGATTTGCAGCGTATCACCGCTGATGTCTATTTCGACTTGGTTCCCGAAAGCGTTCGATGTGATGATGTGCCCGTAAGGTGCCCGATCGTATCCGTCGCACAAGTCGCGTTCGTCGGCGATGTATGCGGTATCCGTGTCTGGTCGTAGCGTGTCCGCGATGAAGAGTTCGATATTCTGCTCCGGGAAACCGTCTGATGGGTCGGTGCCGGTGATTTGCATGTTCCACGTCCTAACTCGCCAATACCACCGCACGCATTTCTGCACGCTGACAACTTTCGGCCATCGTGTGAGTCCCGTTGCTGCGTCAAGCGTCGGCTGATATTCTCCCCGAAACGGGAAGAGTAACGCCATCGGGTCGGGCGGCTGAATTGTCGAAACAGCCTGCGCCGGGTCGGTAGGTAAAAAGTGAGGAACTCTCATGCTGGCGGGTCGGGTTCAACCGTGATTAAGATGGGAATCA